TATAATATTTATGTAATCAGTATTTATTTTACCAAATAATTGGTAATCTAATAAATAATCTTGAATATTTTTATTAAATTTATAATTAATAAACATTAATGTTTCATTTGAATCAGTTGTTGATATTTTTTTATTAAAATCAATTAATTTTGAACCTTCACCAATATCTAAATTAGCAAATCCATTCATACTTATAAAATGTTTTTTTGTAAAACACATAGATTCTTCATATATTTGTCTTAATGAATAAGCTTTTAAATATGACATTGAAAAATTTAAATTAGGATAAATAAATAACATATTTAAAGTACCTACTAATCCAGATTTTGTTTCTTTCAATTTATCAATAGAATGTTTTATATAAGTCGGGAAATATATTTTATCATAATCCATATTAATAAAATATTTATTATTTGCTAATTTAACTAATTCATTTCTTTTTAATCCTCTTTTTTTTTTTATAGATGAATGATGATATATAAATCTAATTGGATTTATTCTATTTTTAATTTCTAAAATTTTATTTGAATCTAATATTTTTTTAGAATCATCATAAATAACCCATTCTAATAAATTTTTATTATATTGAAAATTATTAATATTATATAACATTAATTCATAAAAATCATATTTATTATTATTAAATAATGTTAATATTGAAACTTTTGGATAATTTTGCATAATAATATTAATTATATAATTATATTTAAATTTAAATATAATTATATAATATAATGTTTACAATATTATTTAATTTTATAAAAAATAATGCTATATATTTATTAAGTTTTTATTTATTACTAACTACATTTTTTTTAAGAGATCCATTAATAAATATATTTAATATATCTACATGTATCTTAATTATTAGTAAATGGTTAACAAATTATAATATATGTACTATGGGTATTATAGAATGCAAATTAAGGAGAGTATCAAGAGGAGATAGTTATATTTATCAAATATTAGATAATATAGTGAACATCAACAAAAATAAAGAAAAATATTTTTTCTATATTTTATATATGATAATTATAATTATTAATTTTAGAAAATTTAGAAAAAGTAATTTTAATTTATTTAAAATAGATCATTATAAAAAATATATTGAAAATGGATTTAATATAAAAATGAAAATTAATAAATAAATTAATCAAAGGAATAAGTATATAACAAAGCATGAACATATTTAATATCTAAACATTTTTGATAATCTAATGAATTTTTATTACAATAATCTTTTATTAATTTTGCAAATATCTCTTCTAAAACCATAACATCACCATATGCTCTATGTGCTGCTTTCTGATTTATTAAAAATGTTTTAGCTAAAGCATTTTGACTATAAGTATATCTATTTGGTATCATCATTCTAGATAATAATAAAGTATCAATATATACAAATTTATAAAATATTTCAATTATATTTTCTGATAATGAATTTACTTTATGAGCATTAACAAATAATCTTTGTAATAATATAAAATCAAACATAGTTCCATTATGTGCTAACAAATAAATAGGAGCTTTTTTATCAGTAATATGTTCTATCATAAAATTAACCATTTCATTAAAAGCTGTATATATATTTATACCCTCTTCTGCTAATAGTTGATCTGTTATTTTTGTAATCTCTACTACTTTATAATTTAATTTTTTTTTAATAAGTGGTTTAGTTAATTTAGTATAAATCTCTTTTTTTCCATATGGTTTTATAGCAATTTCTATAATTTCATCATGATATGGATTTAATCCAGTTGTTTCAAAATCTAAAACGAATGTATTTTCCATTATAATATATAATATATATTATCTCTAATTTATTATTTAAGTAATTATATTCAAATTATTTAAATTACTATTAGAAAACATACCGACTTGGAGAAGCATTACTCATATTCCTGATGACAAGTATTTATACCAAATCATCCTCATCGCGAAGCCGGAGCCCCGGCAACTCCGACCGAAGCGATCGAGTAGCAGTCGTTCAGCGCGACGGAGCCTTGTCCGGAGGTGTGGCCGCTCGGGCAGTCGTTGCACATAGTTTGCCCGGACAAGTCCTGGTACTGACCAGGGGAGCAGTAGATGCACGCAGTTTGCCCGGGCGAGTTCTGGTACTGTCCGGTTGGGCAATCAGTGCACGAGCTGTTCGTGTGGCTGGAGGAGGCCTGGTAGGTGCCGGCCGCGCACAAGTAGCAGCTGCCACCGGAGAGGTACTGCCCAGAGGAGCATGTCGGTAGTGTTGACGCAGCCGCATCGCGGAGCTGCTCCGCCTCCGCATCCGCAATATTCTGCAACTCCGCGTCGGTCCGCTGCCGTCTCCACTCTGACGGCGTAATATCCCCGCTATACTGTGGAATGCCCCCAATGCATTCGCATGTATCATATAGGTTGCTCAGAGATGCATCTATCGGACATGGTGTACCGTCTGGCTTATTATTTTCATTTTCACACACGCCGCCGCGGTGGGTGGTGGTGCCGGCGGTTACGCTCTCGCAGGTGTACGTCTTACACGGGTGTAATGACTTACAATGGATGTTTTTCGTGCAGGGGGTACCGCCACTGCATTTGCATAGAGATTTAACCTCTGGTTTTAGTATGCAATCCACACCACGAATGATGCCGGCGGTGGTTCGTCGACAGCAGGTTTCGCTAGTTTGGCAGTTGCTGCCCGGCACATACGTGCAGCCGTCAGGGCAAGCGTCTCCGTTAGTGCCGACGTCCTGGCCAACGCACGTCACCGCCTCGACATTATCACCGCAATTGTCATTGACCGAGTCGTAGGTGCAGCCGTCAGGGCATGCATCTCCCTCAGTACCCGAGGCCATGCCAACGCAGGTCACCGCCTCGACGTTGGCACCGCAAGACGGTGCTGCTCCACGAGTTCTATCAGGATCTCGCCCTGTTCTCACCGACTGCTGCCAGCTCCAGGTCTGTGGTCCGTCAGTATGGTAACTACATAAATTACCATCTGGATCATCTATTTCCACACCGTCTTCCACTACAACGCATGCTTCAGGCCCAACAGGAATAAATTCTCCTGGCGGCCAGATTTTAGTTGCTGCGTCCATATCTCTGGCATCATGGGCATCGACCTTCAAAAACAGGGAACTTCGGTCGTTCGCAGCGACTCCAGACATGCCCACATCGCAAACGGGGGAACCTAGTCCCATATCACTGCAAGTGTACCGTGAATGATGTTTTCCGCCTCGAGCCGCGCTGAGATTAGCCGCATCCGCCGCGTTTATCGGATCTGATCCCCAGTGTCCAGTGGGAATAAAAAACTCGCACTGATCAGAGGCGCCGCCGTCAGTGCACTGTTGTGGTCGCGCGCTGCAGGTGCCTCCCCCGCCCCAACCTAGCTGGGGTGGGTCGAGTCGGTAGCTCCACTGGTCAAGCTGGTTGGTATGGTTGTAGCCGTTCCTGCACTCGCATCTCGCCCACGTGCTGACATCGGCGCTTTCCTTTGGTTGCGGCTCGGGCCAAAGTTCGGAAAAGGGTCCGCCACTTACACATACCCCGCCGTATCCACCGGAATTTTCGGCGCAGGGATATTTGGGCAAACATGTGCTTAAATCGTAATCGTTTATATCGGTCGTTCCACAATCAGCTGTGCCGGGAATTGCACCAGGAACCTTGCACAAACACACCATCTCGTCGCACGGATTCTCAGCTAGAGCTGTGCCGACAGCGAGCGTGCTGCCCTGGCCAGGAGTCACCGTGCCCCAAGGAAACGGTGGGACTATTTTCACTCCTCCAGGTGCAGCCGCATCTCTGAACAAATATCCATCTGGGTGGTGCTGCTTGACCCACGTGCGAGCTGTCTGCTCTCGTGTCCTTTCCGGTGAGGTATTTTCAGAGATATAACCGCCATATGTACACCTATATAGCATTCGGCACCGATCGTCACCTTCACATTCATCAGTGATTTGTGGGGATCCACTGCTTCGTGTCTGACGATCATCTGGGGTAACTAGACCTACATCTTCATGCATACTCCTCCAGTATCTTAAGCACGTGGAAATATTCTCTGTGTCCAGTACCTGGTTAAGTCTATTCTTCAGTTCATCGCCACAGGCGTCTATGTCTGTGCACCCGATAAAGTTCCCGAACCGCCTATCATGACATCCAGTGCAGCTATTATCCATCCCTCGAATATCCAGTTCCTTCTGCATAAACTGTATCTCGCCTTGGATATAGGGGGACGATATTAAATCTAACTCATTTTGCGTTATGAGACACGAAATATAATCGTCTGCGCAAGGACCGCCGGGTATGCCTCCAGCGCCGAACGAGGAGATAATGCCGGTTTTCGCAATCTCTTGGTGTAGGTTAGCTCCAACGGTGACCGCCTCATTGTTCCAGGTGCAGCCCAGGTGCTCCCAGGCTGGCTGCTCGCACTGCGCCTGCGTGACCCAGCCGAGTAGGGAAGCCTTGCATCCCTCTTCCCCTTCGCACTCGCAGCAGCCCTCCAATTCAGAATTCCACGCGCCATCACTCATATGTCGGAGATTTTCATCCTCCATTTCCCAGGTATTTGTTGGCAACAAGTCAGATAAAAAGGGACTCGCAACAGCCCCGCAACTAGATATGATACACACACATAATATTAATCCACAGATAAGTGTTATAATTGGCATTAATTCTTTCATTAATATAATATATATATATATATATTATAGATTAATTTGAAAAAAATTAATAACATTATTACATCTGCTTTTAAAAAAATATGGATATAGAAGATTTAGAATCTTATAAATTGAATCTATTATTTTTAAAAGAGCTACTTAAATATGAATTTAAATCAGATTCTGAATACAATAAAATTTATAAAGAAATTCGAAAAAAATTTAAAATATGTCCGAGTAAACCTATATTGAGAAAATTATATAATGAATTATTATTAGAGAATAAAATAATAGAAAATAAATCATTTGTTAAATATTCTCTTAAAAAAAGAGGAAAATCAAATTCAGGTGTATCTGTAATTACTATATTAACTAGTCCAGAACCAGAATATACAAATATAAATGGAGAAAAAGTAAAACAATCATTTAGTTGTGGTAAAAATTGCGCATATTGTCCAAATGAACCAGAAATTAATATTAATCTAAAAATAACTAATATTACAAATGATATTATAGATGTAATTACAACAGATGATATACATTTAATAAGAGTATTAACTTATATAATTAAAAATGATATTAAATATGATGTAATAGATTGTACACAATTTAAAAAGAGCACATTTAAAATTAAATTAAAAAACATAGATAATTTACAAATTAATGATAATATTATTGGAAATAAAATAGCTCAACCAAGAAGTTATTTATCAACAGAACCAGCAGTAGTAAGGGCAAATAGAAATAAATTTAATCCAATCTTACAAATATATGATAGGGCAAATGCATTAGAAATTTGTGGACACGAAGTTGATAAAATAGAAATATTAGTATTAGGAGGTACTTGGGATCATTATCCATTAGAATATCAAACTGAATTTATAAGGGATATATATTTTGGTATAAATACATTAGTTAATAAAAGCTCTTTAAAATTATCATTAGAAAAAGAAATACATATTAATCAAACATCTGATAAACGATTAATTGGATTAACACTTGAAACAAGACCAGATTGCATTAATTTAAAACAAATTAAAAAATTAAGAGAATATAATGTAACTAGATTACAAATAGGAGTTCAACATATAGATAATAATATATTAAATATAATTGAAAGAGGTTGTAATAATGAAGATACAATATATGGAAATTATTTATGGAAACATAATGGAGGAAAAGTAGATTGGCATTTAATGCCAGATTTACCAGGTAGTTCAGTAGAGAAAGATTTAGATATGTTTAAAAAAATATTTGGTGTACATAGTATAACTGAAATAACATATAACTATTTTAGATATTATCTAAAACACCCAGAATTACAAATGGATCAATTAAAAATATATCCTTGTACAACAGTAGATTGGACAAAAATAAAAGAATGGTATGAAAATGGTAGTTATAAACCTTATTCTGAAAATGAAGAAAATTTAATTAAAGTAAT